GTCATGAATCGGGCCCCCGCAACCATACCTAGAGACAGGCCGACAGCGATTGCTGCTCGGCCTGTTTCGCTTTCCACCCACACCTGGCCGCCTTCCTCAACGACGCGGGCGCCATCGATCAGCGGGCGCAGCACTTCGCGGGCTTCGGCCACGTTGGTCTTCAGGGCGCGCTCGAGCTGGAAAGCCATCTGGCGGTACAAGGCCGGGATCCGCGAGAGATTGACGCGGGTTGCGGCCTCGATGCGGGCGATCTCCGCCTGCAGATCCTCGCGGCGCCGCTCTGTAGCGGCTAGACGCTCGCTCAGCGCGGGCGACAGCCCGAGTTTTGAAATGGCATCGACCAGGTTGCCGATCTGCTTGTCGAGCTCTTCCAACTCGGTGCCGTGGGCGCGTGCCAGGTCATCCGCTTGGGCGCGGGTCTCCTCGAGGCGCTTGCGCAGCTTGGTCTGGATGGCTGCCAGCATGTCCCCACTGGCCAGCTCGGCGCGGATGTCGCCCAGTAGGCGAGAATCCACCGACACGCGGCGCGCGGTGACGCCACTGCGCTTGAGGTGTTCCAAAACCTTCTCCAGTTCTGGAATGGTCAGATCGGCCGACGACGCCTTCTTTCCAATCCGCTGCAGGATGGCGCGATAGGTGTCGTCGTCCATCGACAGGTCGCGCTTGGCCACGTGGATCAAGCGGATCAGGCGCTGGCGGTTAGGGGCTGGCATCGTTTTCTCCTGAAAAACCATCTCCCGAAGCCGCCCGCGAAGGCGAGCGGCTTGAGGCGAGGGTTTAGGCTGCGGCCGCGTCCTTGAGGGCCTTGGCCGGCGAGAACTTCGGCGCACGCTTGGCGGCGATCTGGATGGCCTCGCCGGTCTTCGGGTTGCGGCCGGTCTTGGCGGCGCGCTGGGCGCTGCCGAACTTGCCCAGGTCGGTGATCGCCAGCTCGTTGCCGGCCCGCACGGTGTCGAGCACCGTGGTTGTGAGGGCATTGAGCACGGCCTCGGCCTGCTTGTTGGTGACATCCGCGTGGGCGGCCAGGTGCTTGATCAGGTCTTGCTTGTTCATGGATTGCTCCTTGCTGGTTAAAAACTCGGTTATGCCCCAATCAAGCCTTCTCGATCCTTTGCATTCACCCCCATCCACAAGCACGTCAACTGCTCGCGAGTCAGGTTCGGATACTGTTCCGCTACGTCATCGAGAGCGGGCACCATCGTCTCGTTGTCCATGTGGGCGCGAACCATCGCGCATGCAGCTTTTGCCAGCTCGGGCCAAAGGTCTTTGTAAATTGGTTGGATGCTCATCGTTCCTCCAGTTGTGTCATAACAGTTCATTCAAGCCGACGCCTACGGTGCGGCTTAACTTCGCGGCCGTTCCACTGGCCGTAGATCGCGCAGCCGTGGCGGGTCAGCAGCTGCACCTTGGATCCGCGCGGGCAGCTCGTCATTGGCTGCCAGTGGTAGCCGTGGTCGACGGCCGCCTGGCGGGTGCTGTCGAGACTGGCGCTCGTTTTCATTCGATCACCTCGATTTGCGCCACGCGCACCTCGCGCAGCTTTTGGTGGGCGATGGCGTACAGGGCGCCGCTGCGGCGGTTCCAGTAGTCGAGCGAGGTTTCTGCCAACAGCTCGAGCGCCTTCAGTTCCTCGCCTGTCGTGCCGAACTTGCCGCGGCTTGCGTGGCGATCGCGGATGTTCTGCAGCGCCACCAGGGCCAGCTCGCACACTGCGGCCGCGCCGGCGTCGGTCTTCTGCGCCGGATACAGGGCGATGCCGATCTGCATGTGGTCCAAGGTGTCCGCCAGGTCGTTGAAGTGGTCCGCCTCGGCAAAGCCCAGGCGGAAAGCCTCCACGGCCATGCGCAGCCGCGTCTCGTACTTGGGGTCGATCGACTGCGCGAGCAGGCCGGGCGCGCACGCCGCCCGGTGCTTGATGTGGGCGCCGCGCTTACGCATGGTCAATCCTTGCCGCGTGCCAGTCATAGACGGTGCGCCCGCACGACTCGCGGGCCTTTCGCGCCACCAGCCCATCGCGCTCGAGGCGCTCCAGGTGCTTGCGCAGGATCTGCGACGTGACGCCCAGGCAAACCGCCAGGCCCCCTGCCGTGCCGGGGCCGGTGTCGCGGACCATGGCCAGCACCTTTCGCCGAAAGTCCTCGCCATAGGACTTGTGCGAACGCTCGCCACTGGCTGCCCGCTGGCGTTCGTCGCTGATGGCGTGTTGCCGCGCAACGATGGGGGCCGGCAGCGGCGGGACAGGCGCGAGGCCCAGGTTGATGGCGATCAGGTTCATGGTTCGACTCCTTGTGCAGATGCGGCGGCCTCGAACGGCGCGAGCAGATCAGCCTCGGGCAGCCAAAAGAATTCGCGGTACAGCAGCGGCTCGTCGGTGCGCTCGTCCGTCCATCCGGCTGCGGGGTGCCATGTGAATATGGTCGGCAGCAGGGCGAACCCCGTGTCGTCTTCGTACTCGGGGTCGAAGCGCACGGCAACCACTGCAGTGCAGATCTGCCGTGGCTGCTCGGTATGGGGGCGCCAGCCGATCACAACGCGGCCTCCTTGCTCAGGGCCACGCGGGCGCGCTCGAGCGCCGCGTCGAGGCTGCTGTGGCGCGAGTCGGCCCGAAAGGCCAAGCCCGCCTTGCGGCGCACGTCCAGGTAGTAGTGGCCGTCCTCGGCTTCGGTGATGCGCACGCTGGTGGTGTTCTGCGCCGCCACGACGGCAGCCGGCTCGATCGCCCACTGGCCGTCCTGTCCGCTGCGGCAGTCGCGCACCATGCGCACCAGGTGCGTGCCTTCGCCGAACAGCTTGTCGGCCAGTCGCTGCGCTGCGGCGCCCGGGTTGCTCGTGCTGCTCGCGGCGGTGCCGTTGTGGCGGCAGTGGTACGCCTGGTTGCGATCGCGCACGGTGATGAGGATGGGGTAGGTCACAGCAGCACCTCCTTCAGCCGACGTTCAGCTCGGGCGCGCACTTCTTCTGCCGTGGGCGGGGTGGGGTTGCAGGTGCCGGCCTCGAGGCGATCCAGGCGGGTGGCCAGGGCGCGGACGTGGGCGCGCTGTTCGCGCAGGCAGAGTGGGGCGCGGGCTTCCATCCACGCGAGATCGTTCTGGGCGATGGCGAGGCGGCCGCGGGTGATGGCGCGGCGCAGGGTGTTGATGAGGGTTCGCATGGGTGGGGCCTCAGAGGTGGTGGATTTGGCGGGCGGCCCGGTCGCCGATGGCCTTCAGGGCGGCGATGGCGGCGTCGGTGGCGTGCTCGAGCTCGTCGAGGGCGGCGCAGGCCTGGGTGCGCTGGGGCTCGGCGCCGTCGTAGCCTTCGAACAGGACGCCGCTGCTGGATTGGGCGTGCACTTGGGTAGCGGCGTAGGCGAGGCGGACGAGGGTGGTGAGCTCTGCATCGGTGAGCGTTGCGACCGGCGGGCCGGGAATGCGACCGGATAGGGCAGGCGCTGGCTTCGGGGGGATCTGGCCGCGGTGCGTGTTGGGGGCTGTCTGCTTGATTTCGGCGGTCATGGCGGGCCTCACGCTGCAGTCGATTCGGGGCGCTCGATGCGGTACAGGTCGCAGTACGAGCGGGGGCGGATCACTTCGGCGGTACCTCCCTCGATCACGACGACCTTGGACTGGAATTCGACGTAGCCGGGCAGATGGCCGTCGAAGTGATCGCGCAGGGCGCTGATCATTTCGGCTTCTGCTTGGGTGAGTGCCTCGCGGATCTCTGCGCGCCTTTTGCGGAGCGTGGCGATGTCGGCGTCGATCTCCTCGATATAGGCGTATTCCTGCAGGTAGGCCTTCACCTTCTCGTAGGCCTCTGAATGGATATGCACCGATCCATCGTGCGCGGTGCTGCGGCTGGCTTCCTTGAATGACATGGTGTGACTCCTCACGATTGCTGAGCGCTGGCGGAAAACCCCGGCTGGCTGCGCTCGATACCGGCGCCGGTGGCAGTAGTGGAAAGGCGGGCGCGCTTGCGGCGTTGCTGGGTTACGCCCAGCTCGAGCACGCTGCGCAGCACCGGGTTGGCCAGCACCTGGTCGAGCTCGAAGCCCATGGCCGGGAAGCGGCTGCGGCGGTAGGCCCAGCGCAGCTCGGCGTCGGTGGCGGGGGTGCGTTCTGTGGGCATGGCGGGCCTCACGCTTGGAAGACCCAGCACTTCACCGACATCGGGCGCCGGTGCTCGCTGTCTGCCAGCGCGGCGCGGTCGTTGAAGCGGGCGTTGATGATGGAATTGACCGTGCGCACGCCCAGGAACTTGTGGCGGCGGCTGGTGGCCAGCACGCGCTTGAGCTCGGCCAAGGGGGCGTGGCGCAGCTTGCGATCGGCGCACACCTGCTCGAAGTGGGGCAGGCTCACCGCGATCAGCTGCGGGTCGCGGCTGTGGTTCAGCACGCTGGGCAGGTTGAACGGGTCTTCGTGGCCGGGGTCGGTTTCGCCTTCCAGGTACTCGAAGATTTCCCAGAATTCCTGCACGAACACATGGTCGGCGTTCAGCGATTCCTGGCGCTCGATGGCCATGGCGATGCACTGGTCGTGCGCGGCGTCGACCATCTGCGGGTTGATCGCCGGGAACACATCCGCCAGCGCGGACACCAGGGCCATCAACTGGCCGTGGTTCTTGATCACGCGCTGGCTGCGGATCTCGCTGCGCCCGGCCAGCACCTTCTCCATGCTGGGCGCCAGGTCGCGCACCAGCTGCATCACGCGCGCTTCAGCCAGCACCGCCTTCAGGATGAAGCCCGACACATCCTCAACCGGCATGCGCTCCAGGGTTTCGGCTGCGCGCCGCGTTTCCGGGCTTTGCCCGTTGCGGTCGAAGTACAGGTGGCAGATGCGGGACATGATGGCCTCGCTGGCCTGCACCGGCGCGTTCTGGCTGATGACCACGGCACCACGGAAAGGCGGCTCATAGGTTTCGTTGCCGCTGTTCTTCATGCCTCGGGCGCGGCTGGCGCGGCCGTTGTAGGCCGTCTTCAGCTCGTCCCAATCGAATGCGCCCTTCTTGCTGTCGGCGCCGCTGTCACGGTCGGACTCGATCAGCACCACGGGCAGGTTGCTCACCTGCGCAAAGTTGCGCGACCGGGCAGCCAGGGTGGATTTGCTGGGGTCGAAGCCCTCGTAATCCAGGCGCCCGCACAGCTTCCACATGAATTCGATAAGGGTGGTTTTGCCGGCGCCGGCCTCGCCCACGATTTCCAGGAAGGGGAAGGACTTGTCCTGCTCGCGGATCTGCTCGGCAAACAGCGCGCCAAACCAGAAGGCCAGCGCCACCACGCCCTTGGCGCCGAAGGCGGTGTAGAGGTCGCGCACCCAGTCGGTGCGGAACTGGTTGAGCTTGGTGTTGATGTGCAAGCCCACCGACTGGTTGAGGCTCTTGATGCTGAGCTTGCCAAGCTCGAAGTAGTCCTCATCGTTGAGCGCCACCCAGCGTCCGGCCTGCACCGCGATGTCGCCGAAGATGTAGGCGCGATGCGGATTTTTTTTGTCGCCCTTGGTGTAGCCGATGAAGTCCACCGTCTCCACCACAGGCAGGCGGGCCAGCTGCTTTTTCATCAGCGCATCCAGCATGCCCGTGCTGCCGGTGTAGATCGCGCCCGATGCCATGGCCAGCAGCCGCTTCTTGAACTCGGCCGCGCCGGCAATCTGCGCCGCGGTGAAGGTGTTCTTCACCGGCGCCGGGCCGTGCGGAAAGCTGACGCGAAAGTAATACCAGGACTCGTCCGTCAGCTCTTGCCGCTGGTAGTACAGCGCCTGCGGGTAGCAGGTGGCGATTTCGGTGACGGCGTGCGCCTCGAGCAGCGCCCGCTCGCGCACCTCTTCCTTGCTCAGGTCGGGGTCGGCGTCGCTGATGGCCTCGCTGGCCTTGTGATACTTGTCCAGGTCAAGCTTGAACCAGAACAGCCGGCTGTCGAACTCGAACGGGAAGCTGCTGCCGTTGCCGTGCTGGTACATCAGCACCGCCTTGGCGCCTGCGCTTTCTGAAACCAACAGCGCGCCGTAGTAGCGGTAGGTGCTCAGCGCCTTGGCGTCGAGCCGGCCGCGCTGGTGCATGTCGTTCCAGTCCAGCTTCGTGCGGCCCTGCTGCGGGATCTGCGCCGCGGTGGCGTCCCAGCCGGCCTCGCGGCAGGCTTTCACATACTTGCAGGTGTAGCCGCGCCCGGCCTTGTCGCCGTCCAGTGCCCACACCAGCGTTGGGCGGTCGCGCCCGGCGTCATCGCAGGCCTGGCCCAGCGCCTCGATGCTCTGCGCGCAGTCGTTGTTGCAGGTCAGCGCAGACACCGCAACCACATCGTGGTGCAGCAGCGCGATGGCGTCGAAGATGCCCTCGACAATCCACACCTCCTTGGCCGCCGTCAGATCCAGCCCGGGCGGCACCCACCAGGTGTGGCCGTAGTGGATGCCCTTCTTGAAGTGCGCCTTCTTGCTGCCGAAGCGGTGCGGCTCATCGATGATCCGCTCCCAATACGCATTGGCCACCGGGAAGCGCACCGTGGCACTGCCGAGGTTGAGCTCGCGGTCGAAGTAGTGCTCTTGCGTGTACCAGCCCTTGATGCGCTCCAGATCAAACCCGCGCGCATCGCGCAGGTAGGCATCGGCCGCGGCATGCGGGTTGATGTCCGTAACCGGGTGGCGCTCGCTCCACTTGTCGAACAGGTCGGGGTACAGCTCCTTGACGTGCCATTCGGCACCGCACTTGTTCAGCTTTTCGCACTTCAACACCCATGGCGCTTCGGCATGCGTCCACACGCTTTTTTCGTCGCAGCTGGGGCAGCGGCCCTGGCGCAGCCATTCGCCGCGCTCCTTGAACTGGAAGTCGCGGTCCAGGCGGGCTGTGATGTCGGCGTGCAGTCGTGAGTCCATTTCGGGTTTCGCTGGGCAAAAGAATCCCGTCATGCCTGATCAGCAGGCACGGCGGCGGGTCGGCGGGTTGTGTGGGGAGGCGCTACATGCGCCGGGGCCGGATCAGCCCGATCGGGCGAACAAATCCATCTGGTCGGCCTCGGCTGCCAGGCTGGCGGCCAGATCGGTCGTGGCCTGGTGGGTGGGCATGCGCGGCAAGGTGACGCGCGGGTTTGGCGCAACGCTGGGCGTGCCTTCTGCGAGGAAGGACAGGCAGAACTTGCCCATGAAGCTGCAGGCACCGCAGATGCCCCAGCCTTCGCGGTAGGTCTCGATCACCTGCCGGCTGGTGCGGATCAGCATGCGCGTGCCGCAGTGCGGGCACAGCACGGCGCTGCCGTGCGTCTTGCGGGTGGCGGGCGCCTTGGTTGCGGCCGCGGCGGGTCGGTAGGTTGTCATCATTGGCCCCCGTTGTTCTTGGTTTCCGCCTCGGCGCTGCCGAAGATGAAGTGCAGGCGCTGGTAATGCGCCATCTCCTTGCGGAGGGCTGCTTCGATGGTTGCCCTGATCCATTCGGACGGCGTGGTGTCGTTGGCCTCGGCCACGCCGCGCACCTGGCGCAGCATGGTGTCGGACAGCTTCACGCCCACGGCCTCGGTCAGCTTCTCGTCGTTCATTGCGCGCGCACCCGCTGGGTTACTGGCCTGCGAAGAGGTCGCCGGTGGGGCTCTCGGGCTGCAGCGCAAGCTCGGGCGCGTCGATGCCAGCCTCGATCGCCAGGCGGCGGATGGTGGCGTCGAGCAGCAGCTTGTCGGTGGGGTGCTTGGTGGCGCTGCGCTGGCGCATGGCCTTGAGCAAGGAGTTGGTGCGCTGCAGGGCCAGACGGGCGTCAGCGTGGCGCGGGTTGTGGGCGCTGCCGAAGGTCTCGTAGTCGTGCAGAGCGTCGGCCCATTCGGTGAGCTTGGCCTGCAGGAAGGCAGCGCCTTCCTCGTTGCCGTTGGCGCGGACGCGATCTGGGTTGATGGTCATCATGAACGCCGCAACGCGGTCGAGGCGGATGCAGGTTTGCTCCTGAAACTCGCCAGAGGAGCCCCCCTTAAGGGGGGTGGCTACCCACGCTTTCTGGACGCAAACGCCCAGGTAGTCGGCATAGAAACGCTCGCTCACCTTGGTGCGCTGCGTCTCCCATTTCAGCCCGAACAGGTCGCACAGCGGCTTCAGCGGAACGCAGTCGACGCCCGCGTCGTTCTTCACAACCGGCAGCGTCAGCCCGGCGTACTCGATGGAAATGGCGATGTGTTTCATGGCGTCGGCTCCTGTTTAAAGAATCTCGTCGAGCAGCATGGCGACCGTGCTGGTCTCGGGCTCGTTGATCTTGTCCAGCTCATCAAAGGCGGTCTGCACCACGTCCTGCGCATCGTTGGCGCGGCGGATGCAGAAGGCGATCAGTCCTGCCACGTCGGTGGGCAGCCCTTCGGTTTCGGGCGACTGCGGCAGCGGCTGGCCGGCGTGCAGGGCCTCGAGGTGGCGCAGAGCAAAGCCCAGCATGGGCAGCGCGCAGACGGCGGTGGCGCGCGTTTCGGCAATGGCGGCAGCGGTGTTCATGGCTCAGGACTCCTGTTGTTCTTGTTGGGCGTAGTACTTGGCCACGCAGGTCAGCACCTGCGCAGAGAGGGTGCGCATGTCGCGCTCGGCGTCGCGTTCGATCAAGGCAAGCAGGTGAGGCGGAAAGGAGCACAGCACGCGCTTCTGCGCTGTGCCGTTGCGCACACGCTGGCGCGGCATGGCGGCAATCACGGCGGGCACGGTTGTCATGGGATAATTTGTATCTCTGAGTGATCGGTAAGCGCA